TCAGACTGACTCTCATATAGCCTCCTATATTCTGAGTCCTTTGTGAAATCAATTAAACTTATCTCATAGCATCCTTTAGAGCAGTATCTTTCATTATAGTCGGGTTCGGCTTCACCACAATCTAAGCCTAATCTTGAACCACACTTAACACAATACTTGTCTTTCATACCAACCATCCTTTTCTTAGAGCCTCAAGCCACATAACCATATAGACTAAACAGCCCGTACTAACTACCGCTAACCAAAAATAAACAAAGTGTAGTACCAGTTTCACACCTTCCACCCCGCACACAGAGCATCTTCTTCTGCCGAACAAGTCAGTTGTTTCTGTCCGTTCTCCATCATATCCATCTTAGTTTGAAATTCAGCACAACCAGTAAGTAGAGTTACTACCAATTGCATTATAATTATCAGTGCTACTATTTTCATTCCTTATCCTCCTCTTCAGTTTCTGTATCACAGTGGTCTTTACATTCTGCACATATCCCACTCAAAAAAACACTAGCACCACAACAGGTACTAACCACACCAAATTCATATAAATCATTATAGTCTATACTCATTCTATTTCCCTCTCTTCTTCAATTAAATCTACCATCTCACATACACTTCCAGTACACGCTAAAGTTTTCATACCTCTTGTAGTGTCTGAGAGCTCATATTCTTTGATTCTAGCCCAGTTAACAGACTCAGGCATATCAGCAAGAGCCTCAAGGTAAACTCCCTCAGTACACTCCTCATATGGAGCTTGTTGATAACTGTGGTCTGAGTGTGGTAGAAAGCTCACACCACTCACTTTATCAAAATTCTCGTACACCCAAGTACCTACTTCCATCCATTCGTGTTCTTTAACACTAACAGTTATGCTAGGCTTATGTTCACAGTAGTATTCTTGGTAAGTTAGCCATAGTTCTAGTTGTTCTATGGCTGTCCTATCATCCCTGAATACTGCATTCTCAGGTGCTTTAATAGGAAAGGTGAACACCTCAACACTATCAGGCTTCATAACATCAGGTTCACAAGGTACGCCCTCGTCCTTCATCAGTTGTGCGATAGGGTCTTTAACATCTGCTCTGACTCTACGCAAGTAGTACCTACTATGTCTCGGGTGGATACCTGACGCTGAATCAACCAGTTGACTGACAGTACCACTGGGTTTAATAGCAGTGATAGATGTAGACGGATTGATTCCTAATGTCTTAGACCATTCCTTGTTAGTCTTTATTGCTAATTCTTTTAGCATTAGAAGGAAGTCAGGCAAAGTCTCTTTAGTGTGCCATCCCCACTCTTGTCTACTAATACCATTCATAAATGAGTTGTCCATAATACCAGTGAGAGACACACCTAAGAGTGCTTCCTCTTCTGTATTGATAGTCCACTTCTTCCTAAGTCTTCTAAGATTTGTTAGTGACGCTTGGAATGTACCGAGTATCGTAGCGTGTCTGACCTTTCTCTTTATGTCTTCTATACTATCAGTATTTCTAATCACTACCTCTGTAAGATTACAGAATTGTCCGTCCCTGAGTATAATCTCAGAGCAAGGGTTACATCCAAATTCGTGTTCGGTATCTCGTCTGCCACTCTTAGCTACTTGTTTTATCGCAGATTCTCTATTGAAGATACCACGCTCACCTGACTTGGACTCATATAGTGATAACCATTCTTTCATAAAGATACCCATATCAGGCTTCTCTGTATAACAGACAGAGTTATTACTCAGTGCCATCTCAGGTGTATCTATCCACCACTGTCCAGTCTTAGCACCACGCATACGCTCATCAGTGAGATTAGATAGAGAGATAAGTGCTGACCTACGCACACCACCTACTACTACAACTTCTGCTATCTTACACATCAGACGGTGACACTCATACGAGTTCAGTCTTCTACCTGACGCATTACGAAAGATATTACTAGCGAAGTAGAATAAATCTACCAGTGGTTCAGGACCACTAGCCCTACCACCGAATGTCTTGAGTCTAGAACCTTTAGGTCTGACCTTAGATACATCCCAGTGTGGTACTTCACCATCAAATAAGTAACTGATTAGTTTTCTGAATGCTGACTGCCAACCTTCCTTACTATCCTGTACTACAATAGTATCATCAACATCTACAACCTCTTCAGGTATCTCAGGTAGCTTATTTATGAATTGTCTCTCGACACTAAAGCCTACTCCCGTTCCGTGCATAAGAATATATAAGCATTCATCGAAAGCTTTCGGGTGGTCTACACTAAGGTAGGCACAGTTATATCCTGCTATGTTGTTATCTTTGAGAGCTTCACCTGAAGTCATAAGAGCTCTCATACTAGGCATAACCTCAAGGTTCAGAACTGCTTTTTCTAGTTCGCTCCTAGTCTTAGATGTAAGGATACCTTCGGTGTTTTCCTTCAGGTGTTCCTCCATAAAATCGAAGTAACGAGCGACAGTCTCTTCCCAAGTCTCTCTACGATTTTCTTCGGGTAGCCACCTAGCGTATCTGCTAAGTGCTATAAAATTTTGATAGTCATTTGGTAATGTCTTCACTTAAATGTCCTCCTCTCTTCTTGTTCTCTTTCTTTTTATTTGTAATAGTTTTAGTATGCCACAGCCTATCATACCTCAAGGCATACTCTAATTTATTTTTGACAGGGTGTGGTTTTCTAGTCTTCATCTATAGGTTCAATTTCAATATCCACCATCTTCTTACCATTATCATCTAGGTAATCTTTGTAAGTTAATCTGCCATTCCTGTGCATAAGGATAGCGTCCGTTATTCCTTTATCGTAGCACTTCTGTCCGTGCCTCCATATCATAAAAGCACCCAATATTAATAAGGCTGATATTAATAGTATAAAGTTTTCACCCGTAATCATCAACATCTTCAAACTCCTCTCTCTTTGAAATTAATTTATCCTCAAACTTGCGTAGTATATCTTCTGATTCAATATCTAATATCTCACACAGAGTACAAGGGTCTATGTTCTCTTGAACTATTCGTTCCTTCAGTTCATTTAGGGTCAGAGCCATCCTTCCCTTCCTCCTGTTTTATAAGCTTATCTAAATACCACCTAGCCTTTTTCAGGTCACATATACCATCCTTAAACCTCCATCTGCAGATATACTTGCAAATATTAGAAGTAAGATAATCCATCTTTTGGTCTAAGATAAAATCTATGACCTCAATCTTCCCCTGCTTGTAATGTATGGGATTAATGTTGTCACCGGTGACATCTTTTTGTTTCACAGGTGAACTACTCTGTTGTTCTGTCATCTGCTCAAAAGGGGACATAGGCGGAGATGGTGCATATCTTGGTTCTTCACCTTCGATTGCTACTCCCTTATAAGAGACCTCTAATTTTTCGTCCATTTTTTCAACTCCTCTATCTGTTTAGTCGAGAATATTTTAATGTCATACTTAGCACACCATTGTTCATAGGTAATTTTATTACCTTTAGCCACCTTAGAATGGGGACGGGGCATTAAGAAGATTAGCTCTTTGCCTTCAAAATTTAATTGTTCAGCAATAGACCTGTACTTCTGTCTATCCCCCGTCCTAAAGAACCCTTTAACTTCTATATAGTATCTACCCTTAACAAAATCAGGTGTGTAGTTCTTTCGGATAGTATAGGCTACCCTACAGGGTTCATACTTCCACTCCTTTCCCAATGCTGTGGCACATTCTTTCTCAAGCTTACTCCGAAATTTTATTGCCATCTTTGTCAACCTCTATAACATTAGGTACATTTACAGTTTCAACTAGGAATCTTGGTCCATTAGCATATATAAATGTTCTGAGGTCTTTCCCCCAACATTCGTGCTTATAAGAACAATAGCTACATCCTACACCTAACTTCATATTGCCTGACTTACCATCGGGAATCGGCTCATAACATCTCTTAGGTGGCTTAGATAACTTAACTATATTCTTGATAGCTTTAATTCGTTCTACTATCGAGAAGAAGTTCAGTTTAGTCCAGTACCATTGAGACTCATCAGCCATATCATACTTCAAGTAAGTCAGATGTCCGTTGGTCTTATCCATAACTAACCAACCCATCTCTGTCTCACCCTCAGAATGAGCGTAACCTTTGATTTGGTCTACATATCCAAAGGGGTCATCATTTATTAGAGAACCATCTTTGAATTTCTTGAATCCGTAAGGTGACGCAGACTTAACATCAGTCACTATCCCGTCTATCTTACAGTCCATAGAACCTTTGATACCTCCTACCTCTGCTCTCTTCTGTGTATCAGTTACCTGATGTCCTGAGAGCTTCGCTAGAGCTAGTACCATCTCTTCAATCAAATGACCATAGAGAAATTTGATACGAGTGTGAGGCATAAGTTCCTCACCCTTGTACCCATTATAAGAATACCAAAGCTGTCTATCCTTCTTACCGATGTTAGACATACGAAGTTTACGTCTATCAAATTCGTGCTCTGTGATATTATTTTTCAATATCATCTTAACATTCTCACCAAAATCATCAATTATTTTGTCGACATCTACACCAAACTCAACTTTCTTGGTGTCTATCATTCGATATATGTCTTCTACTAATGTATCTGTACTCATTGTACCTCCTTTAAAATTTTATTCACTAACTCTCTTATCTTTAAAAGATAGATTTTACTAGCATTATGGTCTCCACCTGTTACTGGGTATCCCTGCTCATAAATTTTCTTTAGAGTTTCTGTGGGTATTACAAAGCCTAAGATAAACTTATCATTATACGTTAAGTTATGTATCCAAACATCTGATTCAGTAGCCTCAATTCCACTAGGCTTACCATAACTTTCGTATTCGATACAAATGTTACCTGTATTTTTCCACTTATCTTTTTCAGTTTTAACTTCAGCAGTTTTAAATTTATCTGCAACAAAATCTTCCCACTTTTCGCCAAACTTTAAATCTAAATCAAACTTTTTAAATGATTTACCTCTATTATTTGCTGATACTAATGTGTCTGTTGCCACGTTTTACCTACCTTATATTGACCGTCCAAAGGACAGTTTA